GTTAAACGTATAAGTGCATTTGATGGAATTAAATTAGATAGTTATGATAATATAAAATTATCTTCTATTGTTAAAATGCCTATACCTATTTATAATTATTCTAATTATAACTACTATTATGCTTGTTCTCTATCACATATACAAGCAATATATGAAGCTTATAAATTAAATAAAGATAGTATTATTATATGTGAAGACGATATGTGTAATCCTTTTCAAGATAAATGGAATACTACTATAGATAATATAATTAATAATAGACCTAAAGATTGTGAATGTTTAACTTTATTTTGTGTTAATGAAATTATTACTGAAAAAATGATTAATTTTGAAGAAAATTATGTACCTTTAATATTTAACAAAGAAGGAGACAGAAATAATTGGCATACAGGTTCTTCATTTTATTTTTTGGATAATAATGGAATTAAAAAAATAGTTGAAAAATATATTAAAAATAATAAAATAGATTTTTCTTTTACAAATAATTTATTAATATCTGATTATAACTTGATTTATCCATTATTAAATACATATCATTACACAAAACCATTATTTATTGATGCCTATGACGAGTCTACAGTTAATACTAGTTTTAGTGAAAAAAAGTTACAAAATAAAAAAATAATAATTAATTATTTTAATAATATATAATGAAAAATATTAAAAATAAAACATTAAAAATTTGTTCTTTAAAACCATTAACTGGTTATAATAGAGATGGTTATTGTCGTCCTACTATTGGTGATTATGGAACTCATTTAGTATGCGCCAAAATGGATAAAAGATTTTTAAATTATAGCGCGTCAAGAGGAAATAATTTAAGAAGTGTTGTTAAGGAAGGAGAGAATTGGTGTTTATGTCAAGATAGATATTATCAAGCATATAAAGCAAAAAAAGCACCTAAAGTAATAAAAAATGCTACATCTAATAAACTAAAATCTCACATAAAAAATATATTTACAAAAAAACTTAAAGGAGGTAAATTATTACCTAAGTTAAGAAAATTATCAAAAGAAAATAAAAAACATATTTACAAATTATATGACCCTCAATATAAGAGAATTTTAGCAATGGAAGAAGGAATACATCAAAAAAAAAATAAAACAAAAAAAGATAAAATTAAAGCAGCAAAAATGAAAAAAGCAAGATTTAATGTTTTACGATTATATAGAAAAAATAACGATAAAAAAGGATGTAATAATTTTACAAAAGATATGAAATATCTTGATAAAAAATATAATTTGGGAAATACTAAAAATATATGTTAATTTACCATAAATAAACATGACTTAAAATTTTCGCATTATAATAACCTTTAGATTTCTTTTTCTCTAACTTAATTGCTTCACCTCTTTTTTTTGTTCCTGAATGTCTAGAAAAATAATTTTGCATTCTTTTTCTTGTATTATGATTTTTATGGGCGTATAATTTTAAGGGAGTTCTATCTTTATATTGAGGATAATCTGAAGCTCCAAAATGAATCTTTCGTACTTTACGAGTTTTTTTATCTCTCACATAAGCAGTATATTTTTTTTTATGTGGTCCTTTTTCAAATTTGATTATAGTTTCTTTCATTAATATAATAAAATATATTATATTAATAATTTATTTAAAATATTTTAAAGATAAAAAACAAGATAATCCAACTAATAAACCAACTATTAAAGAACTTGTAAACATTACTTGCTTATGATGAACTAACATATGCATTATTTGTGATTTAAATGTTAAATTTTCTGCTCCATTGGGAGGTTTAATTTCTTCTTTTGTTGCTAATGGAAAAAAACTGTAAGAAAGAATAATATTTAAAAGTATTCCTACTATTATAGCAATCAAACTATTTCTTAAAATATTCATATTATATAATATTAAAATATTTTATTTTATAAATAATGAATGTTCCGATTAAATATTTACCCAAAAGATTAACTAAAAAAGATAGAAAAATACTAAAAAAAGAACTAAAAAAATCAAGAAAAGGTTATAAAAAAGGAAAATATGTAACAAGAAAGAAAGTTAAATCATTTAAATCTAAAAAATCACAACATATTTTAAATGCAGAGAGAATATACAAATTAAAGAATTTAGCAGTAAATAAAGAATTAGTTAAAAAAACTGGATGTTCTTCAAAATCTCTCAACGCCATAATTAAAAAAGGACAAGGTGCTTATTATTCATCTGGTTCAAGACCAAATCAAAGTGCTCATTCGTGGGGTTATGCTAGATTAGGTAGTTCTATTACAGGAGGTAAGGCATCAGCAGTTGATTTTAATATATTAAATGAAGGATGTTCAAAAAATTCGAAAGCATTAAGATTAGCAAAAAATGCTAGAAAGAAATTTGGTTATGGTACAAGAAAAGTTCCAAAAACAAAGATTTAACGACTATATAGTAAATCAGCAGTTCCAGATTGAAATCGCAAAATATTAAATCTCTCTTCCATAACAGTTAAATTATAATTATATTTATAAATGCTAGTTGGTTCTTTAGATGTAGCAATAACATCACCAGTTAAAGGATCACAAATTGTTGTAAAATTAACATTAGAAAAATCAATTGGAGGATTTTCATGATTATTAAATTCAAATTCTATGTTTTTGAATTTATTAGTATTAAATGCACCAGTTGGTTGATATTTATACGGATCAGTAGTTAAAGAAAAATTATAATGATACAATCCATCTTTTGAATTGCCTTTGGTTTTAGTATATTTTTCTAATTTATCATATATTCCTGCTGGAAATGAATTCTCTCTATATTTTCCATCAACTACAATTGCAAAATCTTTTATTATGTCTTTTTGATTAGTTTGATCGTATACAGTAGGTTCATACCCAGTAATATAAATATTTTTTGATGTATCATTAATTTGATATATGTCATTTGTTTTATAAAAAATTAAATCATATGGATCTAATAATTCAGTCATTTTTTCAAGATTGTTAGGAATAATATTTTCATATGGCCAATTTGTATAATTAGACCATTCATTTCTTTTATATACATCATCTCTCTGACTAAACCACATCCAATTTGATACTAATCCATTTGATTCTAAATTTACTTTAGTTGATTTATTAACTCTCTCAAATTTATATTCATATACTTCTCTTATTAAATAATCTTGAGTATTATTAGCAAATAAGGTTCTCTCTTGATTATCTAAAAAACATTGAGTAGTCATTAAATGAATATTTGTATTTATATTTGTTCGTTGATCTAAATAAACTGTTCCAGATGAGATGTCTCTAAATGGTGGTTCTTGAATAAATCTATGAAATCCATAACGAGTATCTTTATTTTGTTCTGCTTGTATTCTTGGTATTTCATTATAACTATTATATGAAGTATCATCTATTATATCTTTTATAGTAAATAAATCTTGTATTGGTCTTAATGTAAAATTAATTTCTAATTCAGCATATTGTAAACAAATTAATGGTAACGCCATATTTGATAATAAAGTAAACCAAGTATTTAATGGTATATATAAATTATGACTATGAATAGAAGGTTCAATTCCATTAATACTGGCATCATATAATTTAAATGCATTTGGATAATTATTACTTCTATTTGAATAATTAGCAGGATTATTTAATTCATCTATATTACCTGTCATAATATTGTATAATTGTTTTTTATTGCTATCAAAATCACGTTCAACTATGTTTTGTAAATAACTACCTGAAAATTTTTGAATAATACGTCCTCCTATTGTTAATGTTACTTCATGAATTATTTGACTACCAATATTTTTTATCCATTGAAATTCATAAGGTCTATATTCAATAGAAGAATATTTATAAATTGGACTCCAAATATTTGGTAATGTAATTACTAAATAAGTATCCATTAATAAGTCTCCATATCTAGGAATTTTAAAAGAAATATTACTTTTTTGTGTCAAATGAATATTAGTTTGTCCTTGTTGATCTACTCTGTATTTTTGTAATCCAAAATTAGTATATTTTACATATTTTGTTTTAAAAAAACTTTTAGTTGGATTTCCATTTAAAATTATATTTTGATTTCCAACTGCTATTAAATTTAATAGTCCACCGGCCATTATATATTATTAATTATAATATTAATTATATTTATTATAAAATTTATTAAGTGTTTTTTATATTATAATAATATAATTAAAATGAGTTCTAGTATTACTTCCGATGCAATTAAATTATATGAGGATACAAGAAATCAAGTAAAAAG